TGTAGTTGTGCAGCCAGTGCTTCTCCGTCTTGGCGTGCTTCCACGACCAACTCTGTGAGCCGGTCGGCCTCGGCGCGCATGGCAAGTTCCCACTTGGCACGTTCGCTGTCGCGGCCCATGTCCCACACGTAGTAGAACGCAAAGGCTGCGACTGATGCCATGAAGGCAAACTTGGCCAGTGGCCCAGTCACCACATGCAGCATCAGTGCACTCCCTTCCTGCTGTCGATCCAGCGATTGAACATCACTGCAACGAAGATCAGGCCGAGTAGATACGGGAGATACGGCAACAGTGTGTCAACGATCTCCGGTGCACCGAGCTTGAGTTGGCTCCATGCGCCCATGATAGACGCGAGGACGCCGCCAAGGCCCAGCCATTGGGTCTTGCTCTTGATAGCTGGTTTGGCCTCACCACCAGTTACTGACTGCGGTCGTGTCCGAGGATGCTCTGTCGGCGCCTGCTCCGAGAGGAACAAAGCCCGCTCTTTGTTGCGCCGGTTGATCAATCCGCTACTCACGACCTTCTGGCCGTTGACGGTGATCTTGTTCCACCACGTCATGGCTTCTGCACACCCGATGTAGTTCCGGTTGTTCAGTCGCTTGAGCGCAGTAGAGCTTGACCAGCCACCAGCACCGATGTTGAAGATCAGGCTGGCGATAGCAGTGTATTGCCCACCATTAGTCGGAACCTTGACAGTGCGTGCGATCAGTGCCATCACCCACGACAAGTCGGCGGAAAAGAGGTCTTCCGCCTGTGCGTCACTGATGGTCTGTCCCGGCCCAACCTCTGGACCAGTGTGGCCGTAACCAATAGTCCACACACCGGCTCCGTCCTGATATGAGGTGTTACGTAGTGCCTCATACTTGCGTATCACGTTTGTGTCGAAGTCCGGTCTCATGATTGTGCTCCTCCAATGCCGTCAGCAGTCTGCTGGGCTTCTCGGATCACCTTCGCCCGTGACTTACCACCGGCAGCGATGACCATCTGCTCAGCTTCGGCTTGCGCCTTGCGCGTCTGCACATTACCCAGCCGTGCCTTCAAGGAGTCGATCTGCGATTGCAGTTGGTTCTCGATGGCGTTGGCGTCGGCCATGTTGCGTGCTGTGGTCTGCTTGGTCTTCGCCGCCAGTCTGAGCAGTGCAGCCTCACGCTCCATCTTCTGCTCGTCCATCTTCGCTGCCGCATACTTCGCTAACACCCGTAAGGTGTCCATGAAGACAGCCAGCTTCGGCTCGTCAGCTTGAATGCGTCCGATACTGCGGCAACCTTCTCTGCGAAGGTTAGACACGAACCCGTGGGGGTCCTGCATCCATGGCAGTTTCGAAGCATTCGTCTCAAAGGGTATGTCGTTCATCCTGTGTCTCCGTGGGGTTAGCGCCTACGCATCTTGTCGAAGGCGTTGGGTTCACGTCCCGCCAGATTACCGCGCCAATTTGGCGTCCGGCCTCTCCCCAGCGGGTCCTTCATGAGTTTGATGTAAGCCTCGCGTTGCGCAGCAACTCGTGCTCTCTCGTCATCCACTCGTAGTCCGTCCAGCCAGTGCTTGGCTGATCCTGCAACTGCGTCAAGCCTATCGTCATGGATTAGCGATCCTTTATCACGAGTGATGCGGGATAGCTGATACCACACGCTGTAGCTGGGTCTGTGTTGCACCGGATAGTGATTGGTGCTCTCCCAGTCGCCTTGTAGCAGTTTCTCGTCAACTATGAACTTGCCAGCGCCGATGATCGGCTCTAGCACGTCAATGATGCGCAGTTCCTTCTGACCACTTACCCACTCGTCCTCGATGGTCGTAGAGACCTTCTTGAGTAGGGATGGTTGCCATGTAGAGGATAGCGCGCCCTTACCATAGTTCTCCTCGATGGTGATCAGGTGTGGCTTCCACTCCTCCGCAACTGCGGTGAGTTCGTCCATTTGCCTCTGGTCTAGGCCACCCTTGACGCCGCCTACTGCCACTAGGACAACGCGACCGACGTGCAGGCGTGTTACAGCGTAAGCCGTTTCATCGCCTTGCTGTCCACCGCCCGCCGGGTCCACAAACATATGTGTGCCCGAGTAGCCGGTAAACTCCTCACCAAAGCTCTGTGGCCGGTGATACATCTGCTGGATCGGCCACCCGCTGGGCGGTATGATCCGAGTGCTGGCATCCGGCTGGAAGTTGATGTAGATAGGCAGTCTCTCGCGGTTCACGGCCATAAAGATGATCTTCTCAGCCTTGAGCGGGAACCTGTCTTCGTCTGACAGCTTAGTGTCTAGCATGTGCTGCAACTGGAAGTATGCAGCGCCCTGATCAATCTCTTTGTTGGTGAGGTGCTCCTCGCCAAGTAGGACTGGATCAGTGGGCCGTCCACGGTCTCCCATGGGGCCACCGCCACGCCGCAGCGCAGGGTTATTGTCTAGCGCCGCTACGATAGAGGGCGCGAGGCAGTCCCCGTAGTTGTCTTGCTCTGACACCGTGGGATACCTACCGGGCCAGACCCGGATGGTGTATCCACGACTATAGAGGCCGTTGTAGATACTGTCGATGCTCTGGGGCGTGCCCAGATAGATGATCTCGCCGATTGAGCAGATAGACGTGAAGTCTCGCGACAAGTGCACGATCCTCTCGCGCTGGACCTCTGTCATAGAGTTCTTGGCGCTCTCGATGTCATCTGCGATGAGAAGGTCCGCACGCTTACCCTGCAAGTTCGACGTGATGCCGACGCAGGCGATTGACGGCGACTTCTCTGGTCCCTTCAACACATAGTTAACGTCGAAGGCTTTCACCGACGAGCGGTCCCCGTGCGCCTTATTCGGACGCATACAGGCAAGCTCCTCCATGCCGTTGATGATCTGGATGATCCACCCGCTGATCTCTTGGGCCATGTCAGTGCCGCTCGACACAATGAACACTCGTGTAGTCGGGTCGTGTATCAGTCGCCACACAGCGTATGCGGCGGTGATCGTGGTCTTGGCCTGCCCGCGCTGCGCTTGTATCATGCGCTTCTCGGGTCCGTCAGACAGGTAGTCCGCGATGTCGATCTGAAGTGCGGTGCAGGTGAAGCCCATCAGGCCCTCGATAACATCGAACAGGAATGGACGGAATGTCGCATACTCCTTTTGGAGTAGCAGCAGTTCCGTCCATGCTTCACCTTCTCCGAACACGCGGTCTAGATCACTCACTCGTCTCTACCAAAGCTAGGTTCCCGAGTGTCACCAGACCGCCGCGCTTCAGGCGTCGTGCCTTGAGGCGCTGCTCGGTGTCGGACAGCTTCTCGATCTCGTCGTTGTCGAACGCGATAGAGTTGTCCTTCAGGAACTTGGTAATAGCAGACATCATTGCGGGGTTTGGGCCGGGGCCTAGAAGTTCCGCCATCGCATCGTCAGCGACATCTGACACGTCTGCGGCCTGCTCGATGTTTTCGAGATACCGCAGGAAGACCTGAGCGACCTTAGTGTGCAGGTCGCCCATTACTTGTTCGTTAGCTGCGCCTTTAGCCATTGAGATACCTCACTATGGCAGCACCGCAAGCTGCGACTACGAGTGCAGCAGCCCAAGCGATGCCCAGCAACTTGCCGCGCATCTTCTCCAGCTTCTGCAATCGCTCCTCGTAATGCCCATTGATCGTCTGTTGCCGGTCTTCCATGCGGTTGACCCGCTGGGTTTGCTCGGTAGCTCGCGTCAATAGGTTCTTCACGTCTCCCGCGATCTCCCCCACCATTAGGAGGAGTTTCGCGTATCCGGGGTCTTCCCGTGGAGCCGACATTACGTGATGGCCCGCTTATACAGTGCGGCTATGCCCCCGTCGATAGACGAGGTCGTGAAGGCCAACTTGATCTTTTGGATTTTGTCAGCCGCCGCAAGGCTCCATGCACCTGAGAAGCCACGAGTGAGGTCTGTCGAGTCACCGAAGTGGCCTGTGAAGTCCATTAAGGTCTTGGACACCCGTGGCATATTGAAGATGACCGATCCGTCAGACAGGTGGCTGCTGTCAACATTGACGTGCGACTTACGCTGGCCTTGATAGGCAGCGAGGGTCACAGGGAAGATGTCAATAGTGAACTCCGTATTGCCACCGTCGTTGTTAGACATCTGATCGAAGGTCAGCATGTATTCGAAGTTGTCCGCCCAGTCTGCACTCTCCACAGAAGCTACAATGCCGTCCACAGCGAACTCGTAGACATTCTCCACGAAAGTCCATGTGTTCGCATCGCTGGCGACTGCTGCGGCAATAGCTGCCGTCACAAAGGCCGTCGAGGCTGCACTGGTGTCATTGTCGCCCGGTGTCGCTGTAGGAACGGTCGGGTTGCCTGTGAGTGCCGGGCTGGCGAGCGGTGCCAAGAGAGCGTCCGCTGCGGCCCAGTTCGACGCATCGGCAGTGTCTTGATCGTCTACATACTTCTTGTTGGAGGCGTGGTCATCCAGAGTTGGTGCCGTAGCGGCCTTCAATAGCATGGCCCCGGTCATCTGCGCGCTGCCATCGAGCAGCATCGCCCCACCACCGCCCACACTGTCATCCACATACTTCTTGGTAGCAGCATGCAGGTCTGAAGTGGGGGCCACCAAAGTAAGCTCGGCTTCCATGGAAATGGTGCCGTCCTTCTTGATGTAATCGGTCAGGTTGATCGAGGCTGCACTAGCTGCTGCCGCCGCTGCCGAAGCAGCCGCCGCAGTCTCCGATGCAGAGGCCCCAGTAGCGGCAGTCTCTGCGTCAGTAGCGCGCTGGTCGATGTCGATGCCATCTATGCGCCCATCAAGGATTTCCTGCATGAGCATGAAGTTGTGCTCGAAGGCTTCCATGAGGTTCGTCTCTGTGATGTCATCGCCGGTGCGGAAGTCGATCTTGAAGACAGTCGGACTGACTGTGCGCTGAACCACGACAGAACTCGGGTTGTCAATCGCCAGTGTGACGTTGACTACGAACTCGCTGTCGAACGTGAAGGCGCGATACAGTTGGTTCCCGCCCCCATCAAGTTCACCGACG